ACATGTATTACAAACTATGAGATATTTAGAATTATTAAAAGAGTTGAAAAAAAGTGCACATAAAAACAAAAAAAACATTTAAAGAATTAATTTCTAAATTAACCAATGAAGTGTTAGATGAAATAACAACCACAGATAATGTGGATACTTATCTAACACCATATGCTTTTACAGGTAAAAAAAGTAAAAAAAGAAAAAAGAAAATATCCACAGGTAGTACGGGATATAATATGGTCAAAGAAGAACTTAATGATAAAGACTTAAAAAATATTAGAAAATTAATTAGGGATGTCGTGGCTAACATATTAAGAGATATATGGTTAAAACGAACAACTTGGAAATAGGAGACTATAAATATGTCATTTTATAAAGCTGATCCAGATGATAATAGAAAACAAATACCAAAACCTTTAGGAGGTATCTCAAGCTCGAGAAATATATTTTCAAATGCTATAACACCTGCTGAAAATACTTTAACAAAAAATCCATCTTATATCATTATAAATACATCAGGCTCTTTTGGGTTTATGTACACTGCTACAGGTTCTCTTTCTGCTGGTACTGTTATGGCATTTAGTAGTGCTAGTTATTTTATAACTGGTGCTGTTGTACCGGCTGGACAAACAACTAGACTTGATATTCAACCTATAGCTTGGCATAGACAAGACGCTGCTGGAACAGTTGGTGACATAACATTTATATACAGAGGTAACTAAGGGAGATAATAATGTCAAAAAAAATATTAGTAGATTATATACCATTTGAAATAACACCACAACAAATTAATGAAGCTATGAATAAAAATGGTGGTAGATTGGTTGTTAAAGGTGTATTACAACGAGCAGAATCTAAAAATCAAAATGGTAGAATCTATCCCAAAGAAACTCTAATGAGAGAAGCAAAAAAGTATTCTGAAATTCAAATAAAAGAACGAAGAGCATTAGGTGAACTTGACCACCCAGATTCCTCTGTTGTAAACTTAAACAATGTATCTCATAATGTATTAGAAATGCATTGGAAAGGTGATGATTTGGTTGGTACGGTTGAAGTACTAGGAACACCAGCTGGAAACATATTGAAAGAATTATTCAAATCAGGTATTAAACTTGGTATATCATCTCGTGGATTAGGTTCTGTGAAAGAAATAAAAGAAGAAGAAGGTGATACAGTTGAAGTACAACCTGATTTTGAACTTATAGCTTTTGACTTTGTGTCAAATCCATCTACACAT